AAAAAAAATGATCACAGGATCTCTACGACGTTTCTGAGCATAAAGCGCGAAGAAGCATATGTCGAAGTGAAGTACTAAGATTCGTTTCCTTACAACAAACACATATGATGATCTCCTCTGCAGAATTGGATCAGCGAGATTCGTCCTCTTCTACTCAGCTTCAGTTTCTTCTGCGGGGCACAGAATGTGCGTTTGCAAACGCGCTTCGACGGTCCATGATTGCGGATGTAAATACCGTCGCTTTCCAAGAACCCAACCGTCGCCCTTTTCTGTCTCTTTTTCTTGAGGACGAGCTGAAGCGCGACCAAACATTGATTTACGACCCTGGATTCATCGAAGTTCTGCAGAACACCTCCGAAATGCACACAGAGATTCTCGTAAAACGAATCGCGATGATTCCTCTCTATATTGATCCTCTTGAATTCTTGAAATCTCCTTCAAGATTCACATTCACACTTGATGTACACAACGATGGTGGATCGAAAGAAATACGCGAAGTCACCCCAGCCGATTTTCTGCTGGAGAAGTTTGAATGCGAGGAAGATGAAGAATCTGACCGTGAAAATGAAGAAAAGCAAGACGACCGAGATGATGGAAATAATGTACTCGAAGAAGAAGGAGAAGAAGTCCACTCGAGAAATCCTCTGCAGAGGAAGATGTCGACCGAGTTGCTGGAGAGAATTTTTCCTGGGTTCAAACACGAATTGAGTAAAGAGCTCCTTCAAGAACTGCGCGATTCCGGAATCGACACTGATTCTCTTCGTACACAGCAAATACCAATCGTGCGACTCCACCCCGGTCAAAGTCTTCGTCTTCGTCTGCGACCAACGGTTTCTTGTGCTAACTCGCATGCCGCGTTCTCACCCGTGTCTAAATGTTTCTACTTCAACGACGTGGATCAAAGTCAAGTTGAGTTGCAAAGATCAAAAATTCGTGCAGATCTAAATCTGAGCGAGGAAGATCGCAAATCGGCGCTCCTTCAACTCGAAATCCACGACAAATACAGATTCTTCAAGAAGAACCGTCGAGAGGAAGCGTGCGATTTCCACTTCTTTGTGAAGTCGCTAGGTCCTCTTTCACCACATAGGATTTTCAACGAAGCTCTGACGAGTATCGTTCGTCGCGTCGAATTCTTAGATCAAAGGGTCTCTGACGATATGATTTCTGTGGAAGTAGACGATGAATATGTGTACTGTGATTTGCTCGTTCCAGAACTCTTTCAAAGCCGGAACGAGCAGACGAAACACCGTCGCGTCTTCTGCAACAACGGACATACCATCGGGAATCTTCTTCAAAGCTTCTTCTATGAATCTCAAGTTGATCCGGTCGAAGATCTCTTGTTCATCGGATACAGGAAAACATACCCTTTTGATCCTCTCGGTGAATTGGAGTCCAGTCTCGACCGAAAAACGTTTTTCCCGCATTCTTTAGACCCGTTCTTGGAGTTATCTTTCATATGGAAGAAATCAACGTTCAAAGGTTCGGTCGATCTTCGACCCGATACTCTTCTTACTGTGAAGATCGTTGCGAAGATCAAAGAACATTTGAGCGAGGTACTTCGTGCTTGTGCAATATTTTCGGAAAAAATGAAAGTTTTCTTAGGAGATGAGAATCAATCGTCTTCAGCTTCTCTCCATGAACGGTATTCAAAATCGAACAACTGAGAGGATCAGACATGGATTTTTGTGACGAATGTGCGAACATTCTTCTTGTGCAGAGAAAAGAGTCCAGAATGATCAGTGTGTGCAGGATTTGTTCAAAAGAGTTTCCATGCAAAGATCAGATCTTTTTCCGTAATATAAAAGGCAAAGACCATCCCTACTTTTATGCGAGTATTGTGAATCTGTACACGCCTCAAGATCCAATCGTCCCGGTGCTTCTAAACACAAACTGCCCTTCTTGCAATTTCACGTCTGCTACTTTCGTGCAGTACAAATCTTCAAAAATCAAATATCTTTACCAGTGCCGCTCGTGTGCAACTGCGTGGAAAATGGTGAAACTCGATTCTGGATTCTCACCTATGATCGTTTTCGCTAAATAAGGTAGAGCTCAGAGGTTGACTTCCTTCCGAAATACTAATTTTTTTGAGTGACATGTAATTAAATATAAGATCGTTAATCATAATCACTACATTTGGATATATTAATATCTGTACGATTCACCTTGCGTTGCAATAATATTGATGACATGAATTTTTCTGAAAAAAGTTTAAGTTGTAATTTTACTTGAAAACGAACAACAAACGAGAAATTCGTTGTAACATTCTTTAAACCTCGAGCAGTTTCTCCAGTTGCTGTGGGACGAGAAATCGTTTCTCCAAGAGAAGTTTAGCGCATTCTACGAGTGTTTCTCTGCGATCCGATAAATTCTCAAAGGCGCGCTGGGCTGCTTCTTCAAGCAATGAAATCACCTCTCGGTCTACTTCTTGTTTATACTTCTCGCTCATGTACGACAAATAGATGGAGTTCTTGCCGGACGACATACCGTACTTCTCCACCATGTTATGCGCCGTGCGAAAGGCTTCTTCGATGTCGTTCGATGCGCCAGTCGTTACGGAGTTGCCGTACACGATCTCCTCTGCAATCCTGCCGCCTAGCAGTATCATCAAATGATCCGCGAGTTCTTCTTTCTTGAAAATATTCACATTTTTCCCCTGTTCAAACGTGGTGTAGCCTGGAGACCGTGGCGAGTAGAGATTGATGCGCACGTTTTCCACTTTTGGATGGTTCTTTGCGCAGATCCCAAGCAGAAAATGGCCCATTTCGTGCACACAGATACGCAGCAACATATCCGGTGAGAACTCGTGTTCTACAGGCTGCCAACCAACAAGGATGCGAGTAATAGCCGTTTCTACATCGCGCAGTTCCATGATTTCTCGCTGCTCGCGAAGAGCAAGTAACATGGCTTCATTCAGAACTCCCTCGATTTGCGCCCCGGATAATCCGCGCGTGAGTTTCACCAGGGTTTCGACGTCGACTGATGAATCCATGATCTTCCCGCGCATGTGAATTTGGAGAATGCTTCGTCTGGTCATGGTGTCTGGATTTCCTAGAAAAATGCGTTTATCGATTCTCCCTGGGCGAATGAGCGCAGCGTCCAGCAAATCGTACCTGTTTGTTGCGCACATCACGAACACTCCTTTGTTATCCTTGAATCCATCGAGTGCGACTAGAAGTTCGTTCAGAGTAGAATCGCGCTCTGCACCAGATCCGTCGGAAGACGACCGATGTCTGCCTACCGCGTCCACTTCGTCAATGAAAACGATGCACGGTTGGTGTTTTTTTGCTAGACGGAAGACCTCGCGAACTCTCGCGGCTCCGACGCCCACATACTGCTCTTGGAACTGCGAGCCGGAGACAGGAATGAAGTTCACGCCTATTTCTCCGGCGAGACTCTTTGCAAGAAGCGTCTTCCCGTTACCGGGTGGTCCCTCCAGTACGAGACCTTTTGGTGTGCGGATGTTGAACTTTTTGTATTTGTCGATGTCGCGCAGTACTTCCACCGTTTGCAGAAGCTCATGTTTGACAGTATCATACCCACCCACATCGTTGAAATTAGTTTTCTGATATTTGAAGACGTCGAAGTTTCCAGAGTGGATACATTCTTCATCATCTCTCTTATCGGCATCTCTCTCTCGTTTCGCACTGGGAATCTTATTCGCGTTCATGCTACGACCTCCGATTCCGCTTCTTCCCATGAAAGACTTGGCGACGTCATCATCGTCATCGTCGTCTTCCTCTGAGCCGTCTGCAAAACCACCGTCGTTGTTGTCATCGAAATGAGAATCAGGAAAGGTATTTCTCTCTTCTTCTCTTCGAGATTCGAAGTCGTCAAAATCCTCCTGGAATTTCCGCTTCAGTAGGTGCTGTTGATGTTGATTGTTCCTCTTCGGAAACGAGGGAAACGGCGGTTTCTTTCGATTTTTTATTAAAGGGATCAGATCACCTTCTTTGTACTCAAACTCGTCTGATTCAGATTCTTGCGATCGGATTCGGCGAAGCGAGTCGATATGGTATCTCTTGCTGTAGCCATAGAATTTTGGATCTTTCGCCGATTTTCTCGACAGTTCTCGGATGATTTGATCCAAGGATCGCTCCGTCGGCGAGTTGTAGTTGTTATTGTAATGAATTTTGTTGAAAGTGTAGGAATGAGATAGTGTGATTCCTTGGAGCATGAAGAGAGAGCAGAGTACGTCAAGCTTCATGATGGAGGACGTAGAAGAATCGATTAATTGTGAATGATTATGTGTCTTTTGTGTCTGATTCTTCTGTTTACACCGTTTAAGTCGAAGAAACATTGTGTTACATTTTCTCGAGCGATCCCAAACGCGCTCTACCGTCACATGATGCAGCTTTTCATCCTTCCATCAGCTTTACGAACGATGTTCCTTTACTTTAACCCTTCAACTTAATGTTATGAAAAGATTTTTAAGGAAGAAGGATTTCCCCCCTATGAACGGGGCCATATGTTTTCCATAATTTTTTTTTCTAGCAAAGGGTCAAACAGACTTGATGAACTCCCATGATAAATGATTACAGATCTGTTCCCATATAACGTCTTGATGATGCAACTTTTCACGACTCTTTAAAAGAAGAAAACAGGGAAGAAATTCATCAAGACCGAGAAGCTGGCATAATTTGTGCAGACAGTACGAGTATGACAAGAAGTTCTTGCGATTGTCGGGGCAGTAAAGCAGAAACGGTGTCTGGATCTCTTTGAACATCTGTCTCAATTTCTCCTCTGTTGCGCGGGTCATCACAGGCGCCGGCTGGCCCGTCAGATGGTAAATGATATGCGGGACATGTTCGTAGTACTTGCTGTAACCGAGTCTCTTTAAAATAGATTTTATCTTCTTGGCTGTGAAGCTATTGATGTTCGTCGCGCGTTCTTTACGCAGCTCGATCAGAATTTTGTTATAAACTTCTTCCGGGATGTCGGTACTTTCCTTGGCTTGGAACTGTGCAAGCCATTCATTGAAGTGATTGATTCTCTTGTAAGAATAGGAGGAGAAGTCGCGCGGAGGGTCTTTGTACTGCGGACGATTGGAATCGATGAGCACGTTCTCGATTCTGCTGCAAGTTGGACACACGAGCATCGCTTCGACACGGTTCAGGACCATTTCCACGTTGCAGTTGACACAGTTGTTTACACAAGTATTCTCTGACTCGATATTCAGTATGCGTTGTTCATTCTTACTTTGCGTCTCCCAAGATAAATCTTTCGAAGCGACCAGCTGCATATACTTCGAAGTGATTCCTCTGTGAGCTTCGTTTGATTCTTCATTCGATTTCTTCTGGAAGAGTTCCATAAGAGAAACGGTGTTGCTGGTCGCCGTCAACGTCTCCAGAGAGCTATAGTATTCAAAGAGAAGAGGACCAGTTTTCAAGAAGTAATCTGTCAGTCGATCGTCTTCAGAGGACTTATACCGAATCTTTGTTTTAATATCTGTCACTTCGTTTTCCAGAAGAAGCTTTTTGTGATTCTCTTCGTCGCTGATGAACTCGTTTTGGTTGATGCGACGGAGTTCTTCTTCTTTCATTTTGAGTCGTTCATGAAGCTCACTGTTTTCGTTGTTTGCGATTGTGTTTAGATACTCGGTGTGCATGGTTTCTATCAAAGTGATAGCTTTCTTGGAGACGGATGGAGTTTTCATAGCACTTCTTCAACAAAGAGATCTACGGAATATTCACCGATCTGTTTATATTGCAAAGGAAAAATCACTGGGAAAAGAGGTTTTTCCGATGAATCTAACTAACCGCGACGATCGTGTCACTCCTATCTTCTCCCCGTTTGCTCAGACACGTGCATCAATTTTTAAGCTGGAGAAACAGAAGGATCGTTCTTCAGAAGAGAGAAAAGTTCCTTCGAATCGCCAAAGTATCCTTTGAAAGTCTCGAGCATTTCGCGACCCTGTGTGACCACGGGGGCGAGATCTTTGACCGTCTGCAGGAGAGACTTCTGAGTTTCAATCAAATCACGCGTGTCTTTCGTCATGGAGGAAATTTGATTAGGAGTCAACATATTCATGGATTTTTTGATGGTCGCACCGACGTCAATGGACGGATTTAAAGCAGAAAGAATAGACTTTTCGTCATCTTTATCTCCTGAAGTGAAATTCTCTTTCAATTGATGCGAATGTAGATCTAATTCTTCTGAAACAACGGAACGTGTTCGCTTCGAACTATAGGGAGTATCGATTTCTTCCTGAACAACACCATATGCTCGATTGGATTGATGAGGAGTATGGTGTAGACTCGGTACGTCTGAAGAAAACGGTTCTTTCATCATTGTCATTTCGTGCATCTTCATCATCTCTTCAGTAGTCACAGGAGATACATGCGGCATAAGAGAGGGAATGTTCTTCATTGCATCGAGTGAGGGTGGCATGGAAGCGGGTGGTGTGGAAGTGGAAGGTGGTGCCATTTCAGAAGATCCTCCCATGAAACTCTCGGTCGTATAAGTTGAGTCACTGGGTCCGAATTGCAGAAGACCTGGGTAAGCTGAAATTCCTACTACCATCGCCCCAATTCCTGCAAAAAGAACGGCCATGGCAGTTGGAATCTGCAAGAGGTGGTGGAAAACGACGTAGAGAAGCACAATCGACCAAATTGAATGAGTCAATCGCTGTAAAGCGAAATAGCCGATGAAAACGACGCCGAAAACGACAGCCATGCCATTCTCCCATTCACCAAAGATGTTTTCGGAATTATCTTTCAACAAATCTTCCAGGATTCTCTTTGTACGGACCATTTATGAAGCAGAAAAGTGTTTCGATTTCGATGAATTTTAGTATTACCTAGATATTTTTTATTGTGCCAACTTAACTTTGTTCTCAAGATTCTTCATGCAAAAATTATTTGGAAGCTTTCTTCCCTTTCTTAGCACTCGACTTCTTCCCTTTCTTACCGCTTGCTTTTTTCCCTTGCTTCTTGGCCTTTCTTGTCCTAGTTCTTCTTGTCATCTTCGTCCTCCTCCTCATTGCTGCGGAACCGCCGGAAGCAA